CATTAGAAGCCTAATGGATAAGTCATTCTACGATGACCATCGTGGTAGCAAATGCCCACCACGTTTGTTCAGCAAGGATGCACGTAAGATTAAAGAGGCTATCGACACAGCTATGGATAGGTATGAGCGTACTGTCACACCCGATGAGGTTGAGGCATTGTTCATGGCTAACAATCCTACGCTGACTACAGCACAGAAGCAGGGCTACTCATCTATGTTCTCTTCTATCAAGCGTGAGCAGCCAATGGGTAGTGACATAGCACAAGAGGTGCTGTCTAAACTATTCCAGCAGGTTGTTGGCGAGGACGTTGCTAACATAGGCTTCGACATGGTGAATGGTGACAGTGCCACACTTGAGAAGCTACGCAACTTACTTGAGCGTTACGGTGATGACTTCATTCCTAACCTCAACATTGAGTGGGATGACATCACGATTGAAACCCTCATGGCAAAGGCTGAGTTGGAAGCCAAGTGGTCTTTCAACATACCATCAGTCACTCGTAAGGTGGAAGGTGTGTCTGGTGGTCAGCTTATAGAAGTGGGTGCTAGACCCAACACAGGCAAGACATCCTTCCACGCCAGCTTGATTGCTGCGCCGGGTGGGTTTGCACATCAGGGTGCCAAGTGTATCATCCTGTGTAACGAGGAGCCTACTCACCGTGTCGGCGCAAGGTACTTGACTGCTGCTGCTGGCATGACTGCACGTGAGGTGCGTGACAACATAGGCAAGGCCAAGGCACTGTATGAACCTGTGATGAACAACATCAGGATTAAAGATGCAGGTGGTCGTGACATGGCTTGGGTTGAATCAGTCTGCAAGGCTAACAACCCTGACATTCTTGTGCTTGACATGGGTGACAAGTTTGGTGTGGCAGGTAACTATGCCAGACCTGATGAGGCACTCAAGGCTTGTGCTATCTATGCACGGCAGATTGCCAAGACATACGACTGTGCTGTATTCTATATGTCACAGTTATCTGCAGAGGCAGAGGGTAGGTCACAGCTTAATCAGTCTATGATGGAAGGCTCACGTACAGGTAAGGCTGCGGAAGCTGACTTGATGATACTGATTGGCAAGTCACCTAGTGTGGAAGGCCAAGAGGAAGACAGCCCATTGCGTCACATCAACATCGTGAAGAACAAGCTGAATGGCTGGCACGGTATGGTGAACGTAGAACTTAACTATCAGACTGCGAGGTACGAAGGATGAGGAAACAGTTTAGTGAAACCTTGCATGGCAAGCATGACAAACCTGCTCGTGTTCGTACTATGGAGTATATGCAGATACGAGGCTACGAGATATGGGAGAACCCTAATACATATGGACAGGACTTGATTGCGGAAGGCAGCAAGGGTAAGTTCTACGTGGAGTGCGAAGTCAAGACAGTATGGAGTGGCTCCGTGTTTCCGTATGATACACTACAGCTACCTGAACGTAAGTCTAAGTTCTTTGACAAGCCTACCCTGTTCTTTGTATGGAATAAGGAACTGTCTGATGCACTTATGTTTAAGTCGGAAGACATTAAAGACTTGACACCAGTAGAGGTATCTAATAAATATATAGCTTCTGGCGAGATGTTCTACCAGATTCCATTAACCCTGACAGGAAGAGTAAGGATGAGCAAATATGAAACTAACACTTGACGTAGAGAACACTGTCACCAAGCGTGATGGTAAGATGCACCTTGACCCATTTGAGCCTGACAACTCGTTGACTATGGTTGGCATGTTAGATGATACAGGTCGTGAACATCTTATATACTTTGACCATAATGACGTAGAACCTACGCCATACGGTCATGGTGTAGTTCAGAACGAACTAGATAAAGCTACCGTGCTTATCTGTCACAACGCAGCGCATGACTTGCTGTGGCTGTGGGAGTCAGGTTTCAAGTATGATGGGCCTGTGTTTGACACGATGCTTGCAGAGTATGTTCTGCAGCGTGGCATCAAAGAGCCATTGTCTCTTGAGGCTTGTGCAGAACGCTACGAGTTGGACACCAAGAAGCAAGATACACTGAAGGAATACTTCAAGCAGGGCTACAGTACTCGTGACATACCACACGATGAGTTGTCTGAGTATCTGTCTGCTGACCTTCATGCTACGCAGCAACTTGCTGACAAGCTGATGTATCGTTTGAATACACCAGCAGACAGTGGCCTACGTGGTACAGTAGACCTGACTAATCAGGTAGCTGTGTGCCTGTCACGTATCTACCAGCGTGGCTTTGCTGTTGACCTATCCAAGTTGGATGAGGTGCGTGAGGAGTTTGAGAATGAGAAGCAGCAACTGACCCATGACCTACAGGCTCATGTGCGTAAGCTGATGGGTGACACACCTATCAACCTCAACAGCCCAGAGCAATTGTCTTGGGTTATCTACAGTCGTAAGGTTATTGACAAGCCGTATTGGGGCAACGCTATTGACCCATACATGGATGATGCAGACTTCCGCAGCTTGATTGCTGGCGGTACGGAGAAGATATACAAGACCAATGCAAAGCAGTGTAGTGACTGCAATGGCACTGGACAGATACGAAAGGTCAAGAAAGATGGAACACCATTTGCTAGAACTAATAAATGTACACGCTGTGATGGGGCTGGTTATCTTCTTATACCTGATGTGGAATTGGCGGGGCTAAAGTTCAAGCCGCCTTCAGCTAAGTGGGCAAGTGCCAATGGCTTTAGTACCAGCAAGCAGAACCTAGAGTTACTAGAGTCTGCTGCCAAGCAGCGTGGCATGAATGACGCTGTTGACTTCCTATACAAAGTGCGTAGGCTCAGTGCAGTAGACACATACCTATCGTCCTTTGTTGAGGGTATCAGTACATACACAAAGCAAGACGGTAAGCTGCATGTACGTTTGTTACAGCATCGTACAGCTACAGGCCGCTTCTCTGGTGCTGACCCTAACATGCAGAACATGCCACGTGGCGGCACGTTTCCTGTGAAGAAAGTATTTGTGTCACGATTTGCTGGTGGCAAGGTAATGGAAGCAGACTTCGCACAGTTGGAGTTCCGTGCTGCAGCCTACCTATCACAAGATGAGGTTGCTATTGAAGAAGTATCTACTGGATTTGATGTACACTCATACACCGCTAAAGTTATTACCGATGCTGGTCAGCCTACGAATAGACAGGATGCGAAAGCGCACACCTTTGCACCGTTATATGGCGCAACGGGTTACGGTAGAACCAAGGCAGAAGCAGAGTACTACACCCACTTCACAGACAAATACCAAGGTGTTGCCGCTTGGCATTCCCGACTGGCTAAAGAGGCTGTGAACACAAGAAAGATTACCACGCCCAGTGGTCGTGAGTTTGCGTTCCCTGATGTGGTACGTAAGCACACTGGACGTGTCTCACACTTTACACAGATTAAGAACTACCCTGTGCAATCGTTTGCTACAGCAGACATAGTGCCTATCGCATTATTGCACATTGATAGCTTGCTCAAGGGTATGCAATCGTGTATAGTGAACTCAGTGCATGACAGTATTGTTATTGACATACATCCTGACGAAGAAACACAGGTAATCAATGTCATACAACAGACTAATGATGCACTACCTTATCTCATCACCCAACGCTGGGGTGTCGAGTTCAATGTGCCTTTATTATTAGAGGCAAAAATAGGCCCGAATTGGCTTGACGTGAAGGACGTAATCTGATATAACTATGCATCTTACAACTGAAAAGGAGTTAATAAACATGAACGATATTACAACGATTGATACTAATAACTACGCTGAAATGGCAAAGGCTATGGGTCTTGCTAACGAGGCACCCGCACAGAAGAAACAGGGTATGTTCCTTGCTCGTCTGCGCATCAACCACACACCTATCCTTGGTTCAGATACCATCAAGGTTAAGGGTGGTACATACAAGCTGGAGATTCCTGATGGCCCTACGTACTACGCAGAGTCAGCAGTAATGCGTCCATTCCTACAACGCTTCATGTACAAGAAGTTTGTGATGGGCAATGGCGGCACACCTAATCGTTACGTCAAGACTGTTATGGCTGATACGCTTAACATGGACTTGAAAGATAACGATGGTGGCTTCAACTGTGGTAAGCCTTCTGGTTGGATTGAAGACTTCAAGTCTCTGCCAGATGCTACTAAGGAACTCATCCGTTCCATCAAGCGTGTACGTGTAGTGCTTGGTACAGTTGAGTTGGTTAATCCAAAGGATGCGGATGGTAATCCTGTAGACTTAGAAGCTACGCCATTCATCTGGGAAGTAGAGAACCGTGATGCCTTCAAGACTATTGGTGGTGTGTTTACACAGCTTGCCAAGATGAAGCGTCTTCCTGTGCAGCACAATGTTACGCTGAATACTGAAGAGCGTAAGCTGCCTAATGGTAATAGCTTCTACTTGCCTAATACATCCTTGGACATTACTAACACAGTAGAACTCACACAGGATGACCAGACAAAGTTTGCTGACTTCATGTCGTGGGTTACTAACTACAACGAGTACATCATCAATACTTACGCAGAGAAAGCGTCAAGCAAAAACGATATGGACTTGGATGAAGTAGACATTGACGGTGTGGTTGATGTCGAGTTTGAAGAAGAGGTAGCATAATGAACCATCCTGCTGAACTGGCACTGCATCAGTATCTTGAGAACGCTGTAACAGGCAAATCAAGTATGTCACAAAGGACAATCACACAGATTGGTCTTGATGTGATGGCTGCTGCAGCACGTCAGTTCGGTGGGGGTAACAAGCGTGACAAGTTCGGTCTACGTATGTCAAACGTAGGTAGGCCAACTTGCCAACTCTGGTATGATAAGAACAAGCCAGAGGTAGCGTTACCCTTTCCGACAACATTCGTAATGAACATGATGATTGGTGACATTGTTGAAGCAGTGTTCAAAGGCATCCTTAAAGAAGCAGGAGTTAAGTATGAAGACACGGATAAAGTTTCTCTTGACCTTGGTGACGATAGCGTTTCTGGTTCTTATGACCTCATCATTGATGGTGCAGTTGATGATATTAAATCAGCTTCAGACTGGTCATATAGAAACAAGTTTGAATCCTATGACACTCTTGCCAGCGGTGATGGCTTCGGGTATGTGGCTCAGTTAGCTGGTTATGCTAAAGCTGCAGACAAGAAGGCAGGTGGCTGGTGGGTAGTAAACAAAGCCAATGGTCAGTTCAAGTATGTACCAGCTACAGGGCTTGATGTGGATACTGAAGTGTCCAAGATTAAAGATACCGTAGATAAAGTAAAGGAGAACAAGTTTGAAAGATGTTTTGAACCAGTGCCTGAGACTTTTCGTGGCAAGCCCACAGGTAATAAAGTCCTTAATGACGGATGCAGATTTTGTAACTACCGTCACGATTGTTGGGATAGTCTTACTGAGCGTCCATCTGTAAAGTCACAGGCAAAGAACCCACCTACAGTAAGTTACATAGGTGAAGTCATTGCCTAACGCAAAACAATTTAGAGCAGCACGAAAGTATGGCTATCGTAGCGGTCTGGAACTCAAGGTATCAGACTATCTCACAGAACTTAACGTAGAGTTCCTGTATGAACAAGTTAAGATTGAGTGGGAAGACCTTGCATACAGAACCTACACACCAGACTTCGTGCTGTCCAACGGCATCATAATTGAAACAAAAGGTATGTTCACCGCAGCAGATAGACGCAAGCATCTGGCTATTAAAAAGCAGCATCCCAAGTTGGATATACGCTTTGTGTTTGAAAGCAGCAGACGCAAACTACGTAAGGGTGCTAAGTCTACCTACGGTGAATGGTGTATCAAGTACGGCTTTAGATACTATGACAGGATTATTCCTGAAGATTGGTTGAAGGAGAAGGGCAAGAACAAGCATCCAAAGTTTATTAAGTTTGGCGGCACAAAAGTGAAAAGGAGATAGAGTATGGACATGATGGACAAACTAGCTAAAGAAGTACAGAACGAAGACTTACTCATACGTGTCAGGCCATTCGCAGATAACGATGGGAAATGGTCAGGTGAAGTTGACATATCTATAATGGCTATGCCCGATAACCCATTAGACGATGATGACTATTATCAGATAATGCACTTTGCTAAGATGATGTGTGCTGCTGTGCCTGTGATGGAAGAGGTAGAGGAACTACGCAATATTGTTCACGAGTATGTCACAAAAGTTATTGACA